ATTTGATGCGCATGGAACTTCTCCTACTGCTGGTTGTGTTAATCACGGTCATCTTCATATTCACGTTCCAGGTTTGATTGAAGATATTGACGCTCTAAAGCGTTTGATGCGTTACATCAAGGAAAATCAGCACATCACTATGGATCGTGTTTATCAGTTTAGAGTCTATCCTAATATGACACAGACAAAGACTGCAAAGACTTATTTGAAGCATGATGGTGGTCGTATTGCCCCTAATTGGTTGCTTGAAAATCTTGCAACTGTTCCTGTTGACTTTGAAGATTGGCTTCGTGTTCATTGTTGTGGTAAGGATGCTAAAATTCAATCTCGTCCTTTCCGCTATGGTATTCATACCTATGCTTTGAAGAACTCAAAGACTGTAGAGTTTCGTTGTTTCCGTAGCTCTATTGATCGCCGCGAAATTGAAGACAGCTTCCGTTTCGCCACTGCCTTTATGGATGCTGCGCTTAACAACGGACCTGATGTGCAGGAAATCCTTTTTTCTTATGATTACAAGTTCCCTCCATTTACATATGATCACGAATTGTACATGGGTTGGGAAAAGACCAAGTATGAAAGAACTGATCGTAATCTAGACAATGAAACGGCTGAAAAGCTCGGTCTGAATGTTCTTGGTAAACAGCGCAGATTTTTAGAAGCAATATGATCTACAAAACGCTTGACAAAAACGATTATTTAAAGTATCATAATACTCTTATAGGAAAAGATTTCAAGTTCTCTAAAGTTGCTATAGGAATGTGGGACTTTATGAAAGCTTGGGAAGATTGGCCTCCGAGAGTATTAGAACTAAACGGAAATATTCTTTCTGTTTGTTTTATGAAGATTTCAGGCCAAGCAAAGTCAAAAGTTCTTTTTATATCAAATATCTTTACTCCTGCTTCTGGCAGGGGTAAAGGTTCTGCACGAGAAATGTTACATCGTAACATACTAGAGGCTGTAGAAGCTGGCGCAACTAGCATTCGTTTAGATTGTAATAAATCTGCTCTTGGTTTTTATGATAAACTTGGAATGACTTATTGGGGAACAACCATCAGTCATTCGATGTTTTGTGATTTGCCAATCAATGATAAAGGCGTTGAATGTTTTAAACAAACTACAAATATGAGTTCTTTAGAAATACTTAATTCATATCCGCAAGAATTGCGTAATGCTAAGATAAAGTGGATTATGAAGAAAGTAAAGAAACATAAAGAGTTTGATTTTGAGCATCCTTCTAGATATAATGAATTTATGAAATGCTTTTTTGATGACAAAAATACAATCACAACGTAAGCAAGACTTTATTAAATGGTATAAGTGGTCCTTATCTATTAAGGATTGCGACCCTGCTATCTTCATGACTAACTATTTGTTCGATCGTTTCGAACATAATACGGAGCAAAAACTATGGATCTCTTGGATTTATGGCACAACCTATTATCTCCCAACAACTTGGGTGATTTGGAATGAGTTCCCCGACATGGAACTCGTTGGAGTCGAACGCCTCCGCGAATGGAATAATAACAATTACAAACGGCTCCGTTATCAAACTGACACCAAGTGGAACAAAGGTCATCTTCCAGCCCAGTTCGAAAGTTACAAGCAATGGGTTGGTGATCGCACTCAAAAAGAAACCTTCGATCCCTTCCTTGAAGGATCAGCAAGAGAAAACTTCGACGGACTTTGGTCAGAAGTAAAAACAAAGTTCCATAAGTTTGGTCGTTACTCAACTTGGTTTTATATGCAAACACTCAAACAGTGTTGTGGTGTTCCCATTGAACCTCCACATTTGATGCTTGACGATTATGATGGAAGTCGTTCTCATCGTAACGGTCTTGTTATGGCTCTTGGGCTTGACGATTGGTATGATAAGAAACTTACCGATCAAGAGATTAACTATCTTGATGGTCAAGCATATTATATTTTGCAGGAAGTTAGAGAAGAGTTTCCAAACACTGATTACTTTGATATGGAAACTTGTCTTTGTTCATTCAAGAAGCTATTTCGTGTCAGTCGTGGGCGTTACCTTGGTTATTACCTTGATCGTCAAGCTGAAGAAATTAAACAGTGCGAAAACGATGATTGGTTTGGTATTGATTGGCAACCAATGTGGGACGCTCGTAAAGAAACACTAAATAATAAACTGTTGACTAATAAGATTGATGATAGTAAAATGGCTCTGTATAGCCAAAATAATATATTAGACGCGACAGGTTTGTTCGTACAAAATAAAATTGGTCTTGAAGAATTTATGTGAGGTATTATGAAAGTAATTGCTATTGGTGGCGAGCCTGGATCAGGCAAAACTACCTTGATGAAAGAAATTATTAAGCATTACCAAGTTACACCAAACTATGATGCTTTCAAGCTTGTTCCCTACTTACAAAAAGATAATATCTATATCCTAGGAAAGTACGAAGAAGGCGAAGTATTTTCTGGGACAGATCGTATGAGCATGGCTGTTCAGCCAGAAGCTATTAAGTTTCTTTCTTCAATCCCGTCAAATTCAGTTGTATTGTTCGAAGGCGATCGCTTGTTCACTGCTTCTTTCCTTGAGCATTGTTTAGACAAATATGATCTTAGTATCATTTATCTTTCAACAACAAAGCAAATTCGCGAAGAAAGATATAAGGAACGTGGAAGCAATCAGAATGAAACGTGGTTACAAGGGAGAGAAACAAAGATCTCAAACATCATGTCTAATATGACATTGATGTTCAACACCTTCAAGTATGTTAATAATACTCTTGAAGAACAAAATCATATTTTAGACATAGTTTATGAAATGGTAGGTAAGTGATGATTTGTACTGGTAATTGCAATTGTGATTGTGATAGTGATAATGAATATATCTTTGACGAGAGTGGGTTTATTATAGGTAAGGCTGCTCCAGTCAAAGAATATATTTTTGATGGAAAAAACAGTGAATTGAACTCTTTGTCGTATAAATACGCTGAGGATAAGATTCTAGCTGACCTCAAAGCACATTTAGACGCAACGTATTCTGAACACTATATGACAGAAGATAAGTCTATTGAATGTTTTGATGCCTGGATTGCTCTTGGAGATTCAACTCCAACATTTCGCAACACTGCTATTAAGTATCTTTGGCGTTATGGTAAGAAGAACGGAAGCAATAAGAAAGACTTGATGAAGGCTTTGCACTATATATTCATGTGTCTATACGTAGATCATTATAAGGATGGTAAATAATGGAAATTAAGATTGAAATAGAAACTCTAAGAAAGAACGGACTGTTTCTAGCAACACCGATGTATGGTGGCCAGTGCGCTGGTATGTTTGCTAGATCGGTGGCAGATCTAGCTGCTATCTGTTCTCAGAACGGTATTCCCCTTCAGATGTATTTCTTGTTTAACGAGTCGTTGATTACTCGCGCTCGTAACTATTGTTGCGACGAGTTTATGAGATCGCCTTCACAGCATCTCATGTTTATCGACTCTGACATCGGATTTAATCCTCATGATGTCATTGCTCTCATGGCTCTACAAGCAAACGAACCAGAGAAGTATGACATTGTTGGTGGACCTTATCCCAAGAAGTGCATCAGCTGGGAAAAGATTAAGATGGCTGTTGATAAGGGTGTTGCCGACGAAGATCCTGGAGTTCTTGAAAAGTTCGTTGGTGATTATGTGTTCAACCCAAAGAACGGTCAAGGATCTATTCAAATTTCTGAACCTTGTGAAGTTCTTGAAATCGGCACAGGCTTCATGATGGTCACAAAGGCTGCAATGCAGAAGTTTGCTGATACATATAAGGAAATGATGTATCGTCCTGACCATGTTCGCACTGAGGCTTTCGATGGAAGCCGCGAAATTATGCAGTTTTTCCAGGCAGAAATTGATCCTAAGTCTAAGCGTTATTTGTCTGAAGATTATTGGTTCTGTCAGAAGGCGCAGGAAGCTGGTCTTAAAACTTGGTTCTGTCCATGGATGAAGATGCAGCACGTTGGTACTTACATCTTTGGTGGCTCTCTTGCTGATCTTGCTGCTATTGGTGCAAGCGCAACTGCTGATCCAGGAGCTTTAAGAAAGAAGGCACCAAAGCAAGATGAAGCAGTTGAGAATGCAAGACAGGGAAAACTTGAAGCGAAGTATTTGTGATTGCTATTTAATAGCTTTTATAGTATGATTTTATTGTGATAAACATTATGGAGAATAATATGAAGATTTCGACTAATACGCTGAATGTTCTTAAGAACTTCGCAAAGATTAACCCATCAATTGTTGTACAAGAAGGAAATGTTTTGAAGACCATTTCTCCTTCAAAGACAATCATGGCAAAGGGTAAGGTTGACACTGACTTCAGCAAGAAGTTTGCTATCTATGACCTTGACCAGTTCATTTCAACTGTGAGCCTTTTCAACGATCCTGAGTTGAGGTTTGGCGACAAGTCGGTTGAGATCTTTGACGGAAACAAGAAGTCTCAGTATACCTATGCTGAAGAAAGCACTATCACAAAGGCTCCTGATAAGGAGATCAATCTTCCATCAGTTGATGTCAGTTTTACTTTGACCAATGAACATTTGAGGGATGTTGAGAAGGCTGCTGGTGTTCTTTCACTTCCTGAAATTGTAGTCTTTGGCGATGGACGCAATGTTTTCCTTCAGGCAGCTGACACTAAGAATGTGACAGGAAACATTTATTCTATCAATATCGGCGATACTGATAAGACTTTCAGAGCTATCTTTAAGTCCGAAAACATTAAGATTATCCCTGGAGATTATGAGGTAACTATCAGTTCTCGTGGTATCTCTCACTTCTCTGGTAAGGAAGTTGAATACTGGATCGCGGTTGAGCAAAGCTCAACATTCTAAATGAATTGGGGAGCTTCGGCTCCCCTACTTTTGTTATATTATGGAGATTTCGATGAAGCGTGACCG